TGTAGAAGGTTTAATTTCCTTCTTCAAAGCTTTCCGATTGTCAATGATCTTTTGTTCAAGATTTTTATCCATTATTTAATATATTATAAGATTTTTTTTTTAAATATTTTTATTTTTGTAATATATCTGAAACTATTTTTTTTAAGATACCACCTAATACAACTTCACCAATATCAGCATCTCGAAATCTATCCTTGTTGATTGTATTACCATCATGGCATATACATATGATAACTTTTGAGGCATCAGTACATAAACACATATTTTCATTAAAATCTATCATCTTACAGCCCTCCCCCTGAGAAGATTTTGTAAAGCCTCCCATCTGCCCCCAATGCCTTTTTGTATACACCATACCTGACTCGTGGATCATTCTTATTTGTGAACATTCAATACCTGTTAATTTATAATCATCATCTGGATAACAAAAAATCATTCCCTTTGTACCTACTAAAGAACAACGTTTATCACTTTTCATTACCTCTATACTATGTCGTAGCCACATAGGTAAAAAAATATCATCTGAATCCATATTAGCACAGATCTTATAAGATGCCAGTCTTTTTGTTAAATAATTCCGTTTACATCCAATTGACATTTTTTCTTTTTTGTATTCATACTTTATCTTAAAACCTATAATTTTTTCTGCTTCCTTTATCTCACCCTGAGATTTAAATAATTTTTCGTCAGAATCACCATCCTTCGAATCTAGTATGACCCACTCTAATAAATGTCTGGGATAGTCCTGTTGTTGTAAGTTGAATAACATTAACGGCAACCATTTGGTTCTGTTATAACAGGGGGTTAATATCGATATTTTCGGTAGATCCATTTTATAATATAGCATATAAATTATTTAAATAAATAAACCGAATTATAATTGGTATACATAGAATGACACAAAATAGACATAGAATTTATACAATTAATAATTGGAAACGATATGGTCTTGTTTGTGATGATTACAAAAAATTATATGAAAAAGTAATGAGTATAGATAATTGTGAATTATGTAATGTAAAATTTGATGATACAATTAAAAATCAAAGATGTATGGATCACGACCACCATACAGGATTATATAGAAAAACTCTTTGTAGAAGATGTAATGCCCATTATAAAACGGCTTCTCCAAAAATAAAATGTAATAAAAATATTAATTCATCACATTTATTTATAACATTAGCAAAAACAAAAAATATTTCTGGTAATTATAGTTTTAGTTGGAGATTTCAGAGAAAGATTGATAATGTTATGAAACGTAAATGTTTTAAAACATTAACAAAGGCAATTGCTTTTTCATTCATTCAAATACTTAAAAATCCTCTTCAATAGAACCAGCCTTTTTTAGCATTCTCATTGAATTCTCTAAATTCTTTTTTTATTTCTTCAACAATGGATTTTATTTCTGTAATATCTAGATCTATTTTCTTTACAGCCTCTTGTACCTTTTCAATCGGTTTTTTTTCATCTGGTTTTTTTGAGATATTTGTTAATGCCTCCATTTGCTTTTATCCAAGAAAATAATTTTTCTTTATCTTCTACAACTAAATCTTTATAAAAATCTCTAAATGAATGGTCAATTTCATACCTTGGTAATCCTCCAGCATTGATACATCTATGTTTGCTTATATGTAAGAATGATGGTGAATATAATTCGTGTAGATGGTCGTCTACTCCCCAGTTTTTAATTTTAGGATTGTAAGCAAATTTAAAAATTTCGTAGTGTTTCTTTGATACTAAAAATTGTGTTAATATTTGGGTGTTACCATTAAAACATCCAGCAGCTCCGATATCTTTCGTGCTTTTGAGATTTGTGATACAAGCCTCCAACCACCCATTATCACAATACATAATATCATCTCCAGCAATGTAAAAGTAATCATTATTTTCTTGAATTGCTTTTTCATACAAATGATTCCAAATATAAGACAGATATCCCTTATGTTCATCTCTATCGATGGGATAAAATTGGATATTAACATTAGCCCAAGTCTCAACAAGTTCATATAATTTTTTTCTTTGTTTTTGATCGGAATAAATTCTGTCATCTTTATCAACTCCAATATAAAATTTATACTGATAATCTGAAATGCCTTTATTTACAAATGATACGATACTATTCCATAAATAAGTATCTGTAATACAAAACCATTCTCTGTTTCTTGTTGTTGAAGGAATTAAAATTGCTATTTTCATTTTTATAATATATTAAATATAATTTTTATATAATTCTAACTTAAAAGATGGATTTAAAAACTCCTAGAGATATACCTGAAAATATTGAGGATTGGTCTCCTGAAATTGAAGACCTTTTATCAGAATGGGGTGAAGTTGCTTTATGTTACCAATATCTACATAGTTTCTCACAACGTAAATACAAAGCAAAATATCATCATTTCCAAATTCCAATAATTGTTTTAAGTACATTAACAGGAACAGCAAATTTTGCTATTGATAGCTATGTTCCTAAAGATTTTCAAAGTGGATTTAGTGCTGGAGTTGGATCATTGAATTTGCTCTGTGGTATATTAGGTACATTATTATCTTTTTTAAGATATTCTGAAGTGTATGAAGGTCATAGAATTTCGGCTTTAGCTTGGGCAAAATTATCTAGAAATATTGAAATAGAATTATCTTTACATGATAAAAAAAGAAAACCATGTAGAGATTTTTTAAAAGTAATGAGAAGTGAATACGATAATTTAATGGAATCCAGCCCATCTATAGATCTAGATGTAATACAAATGTTCAACAAAAAATTTGAAGGAAAATATCCTCAAATAAGAAAACCTGTAATTGTAAATGGTTTACGTGAAATAAAACCTTATAAAGGATCTATTACAGTAGATGAAAAAAAAGATCCTGAAACAGGAGAAAAAAATCCGAATTTAATATACTCTAAACCACTTAAAGAACCTGAAGCAATTCATGTAACAATTTCAGAAGAAGAAAAACTCATTTAAGATTAAATCTCTTCTTATATATAGAAATATTTTTTTGTAAAGATGTTGATGCCCATAGTAGATAATAACTTAACCAACCAGCACTCATATAATTCCCTTTTTGTAAATCTTTTTTATGCCTTTCTCTGTACTTCTCTCGGCGTTCTTTGTTCTTATGCTGGGTATAATCTTCATACCGATCGTCCCCAAATTGTGTCGTCCGTATCTTCTTCATTTTCCCATCCACTACATGACTAAATACTGCTTTCCATTTTTTATGTTTAGCAGTTCCTTTTTCAATCTTCATATAAACAGGCATTTATTTATATGTAATAAAATTAAATTAATATTCTTTTTATTTTAATTTCTTCTGGGATTCCTACTTGGTTCAAGACCCAATCAGCATCTATTTCAACAAGACTATTTAATCCCATATCTTTTAATTTTTTTATCTTCTGATCTGATACAGGATTTTTATGACATATCTCGATGCCCTGATAAATTTGCCCTTTGTGTTGAACAGCAATATCAAGAATTGCTACTACTTTGAAATTGTTTTTCCTACATTGTTGATATGTTGGAACTGGATTATTATTTGTTTCAAGACAATCTCCATCAATCATTTTATATCCAACACATTCATCCCACTCTTCATCAAATAAAGTATTTATTGAATTACTATCTTTCATATATTTATAAATAGGTTTATTATGTGTTATTCTCCAAGCTTCATATTCATCTGTAGCATGGTCAATCGGATGAGCATAGTATCCAACAGGATATTCTAACCATACTTCATCTCTATTTCTTGACTGAGATCCAATCATAAAATCTATTTCGTTTGTTTTTAGTTTATATTGAGAATCTATCCATCCCTTTACGATTTCCTTAGCACATTTATGCTTGTAGCTTTCACACTCTTTCCACATGTTTATTTATTATTTGTCTTAAAACTTTAAGTAAAAAATAAATAAATTAAGTTTAAAATATTTAAAAAAAATATTGCTATAATATATAAAATAAATGAATACTAATATGTCAACCTCTTTTATCCTTCAAGAAAAATTTAATCTTCAGAATGCAAACAAACTTTTACACACAGACTTGCTTGATGATGAAACCAAAGCAGGTTTGAAAAAATATATCAAATATTCCAATAATGGTAAAGTTAATGTAAGATACACAATCAATGATATTGGAAGATTATCTATACGTATAGACGATATCAAAACCGATAAAGACGGAAACCCCAAAGATACTTGTCGTTGTCAATACAATATGTATAATGTTGTAAAGGCAACTATCTGTAATGGTATCTATAAAGACTTAGATGTAGAAAATTGTCATCCTAATATTTTAGTACAGATATTCGGTCGTAAAGGTTACAGGACTAAATGGTTAAAAAAATTTATTGAAGAAAGAGATACTATATTTCATCAATTTCATAAACAAGGTATTGATAGAGCAACAGCAAAGATTTTATTTATGTGTGTTTTTTATGGAGGTAAGATTGATACGTGGAAGAAAAAAAATAATGTAAAGTCTGTTCCAGAAATATTTTACAAACTAGAAAAAGAAATTATTAAGAACCGAGATAAATTATTATTGGAAGATGGAATGATGAAATATGTAATTGAAGCAGAAACCAGAAAAGGTGAAAATGGATTTAATATCAAAGGTTCAGCATTATCATACTACATTCAAACTGAAGAACGTAAAATATTATTGTGTATGTACAACTGGTTAAAAGAAAATAATTTTAAAGTAGGTGCTTTGATACATGATGGATTACATATTGATGCTTCTCAAATAGATGATGAATATATGGAAGATTATGTAATAGGATTACTTCAACAAGAAATTTTAAACAAAACAGAATATGAACTACGATTAAAAATAAAACCTTTTAAAGTTCCCGAAGAAGTCAGTGAAATAACCACTGTTGGTTCAGATGAACATGGTGGTATGCTTGTTACAGAAAGTATAAAAAATATTTACCTTGAATGTCAAGGAAGAAAATTTATGAAAATAGACGATGTCTGGAACGATGATGAAAAAAAACACAAAGAAGAACTCAGAAAAATTATAGCACGAATGAATATTTATCTTGATGAACAAGGTGCTATCAAACCTTATTCTACAATGTCTACTGGGAATAGTAACATAATGAAATTTGTTTATCCTACAGAAGATGAATATTTTCTAGAAAAATTATTTCATACTAATCTCAGAAAATTATGTTTTAAGAATGGTTATTGGAATTTTTCTGAAAAAAAATTTTGTAAATATGATGATACTGTTTATACAGCAGTTAAAATAAATAATGATTATACACCATCTACAGAAGAATTTCGGAGACAGGTATATGATAAAATTTTAAATCCTATCTTTGCTAATGATGATGAAATGAGAGATAGTTGGTTGAATACAACAGCACGGGCATTAGCAGGAGATATTGAAGATAAAAACTGGGTTGTCTGTATGGGTGAGAGAGATTGTGGGAAAGGTGTTCTTGTTGGTATGTTAGAAAAAGCATTTGGAAATTATTGTAGAGCAACCAATGGAGAAAATTTTGTATTCAAAAATAATATTGGAGATAGTGCTAAAAGTTTATCTTGGTTAGTACCTTTTGAATTTAAAAGATTAATTTTAACTAATGAGATTACAAGAGATGCTGATAATACATACAAGATAAATGGAAATATTTTAAAGAAGTTAGCAAGTGGTGGTGATACAATAGAGGCTCGTGTTAACCATAAGGATGAAATAAATTTTGTTACTCAAGCACGTCCAATGATGTTCTGTAATGATTTACCTCCTATAGAACCAGCAGATGCTAAAGAAACTTCTTACATTTATTATTTCCCTTCAAAATTTGTTGATGATGATAGAGTCGGAACTACAATTAAAAATGAAGAAACAGATGAGATTATTATTTCATACCATAAGAAAGACGATAATATAAAATCTTGGAGTAGGTCTCAAGACGTAATAAATGCTTTTGTGGATATACTCTTTGAAAGTTATTCAGAAAAAAAACCATTACCAAAATCAATGGAAGCAGCTCAAAAAGATTTTAAAGAAGGTGAATCAGAATATACATTACTAGATGATTTATTATTATACAAAGGGCAAACATACACTGGGTGGGATAATGGTACAGTACAGAAGACTATTGGATTTGATGATTTTGTACCAACAAAGAAACTCAGATACCTTATTGTAAAGAAAAAGATTAATATGAGTCCTCAGAAATATAATAAGTATCTTACAAGTAAAGGAGGTATCAAAGGAAAAATAATGAGAGATGGAAAATCATTTGATGGTTGGAGAAATCTTAGATTGCAAGATGATGATGAATAGATTTAAAAATATGATTATAATATATATTGTAATAAGATGAAAGGATTTTACGATGATATTGATACAGATATAAATGAAGATGTAAAAAAACTTTTTAATTTTACAGAGAATAAAAATGATCGTCTAACACTCAGAGAAGTCAAAGAAATTTTAAAAGAAAATAATATAAATGTTAAACCTACAAAAGTTCATAAATATATGAGAATAAATGGTTGTATGAGAACAAACGTTAAGAGTCCTACAGGTCTCAATGAACACGGATTAATAATTACACATGAGGCTGGATTTTGGGGCATTACCAAAAATTACAAATTCCTCACTTTGAGCTTGTCCTGAGGTAGGATGATCGAATCGATATATACAATATTTATATAATATATATCTAGTATACTACTATATATTATATATATTAGTAATTTTGGTAATTTTAGTAATTATATATATATATATATATATATATAATAGTATAATAAGACGATAAGAGACCATAAAAAATATTACCAAAAAAATTACCAAACTCCCTCAAAAATTACCAAACTTAGTATCCCCCCTTGGATTCCTTCTTACCTTTAGAAACATTCCGACCCTTGGGGGCAGTATAACCCTTAAAAACCTTTTTAGGATTTATTTTTTTTTCATCTTCATTCTTTTTAGGTACATTAAAGCATTCATTGTTATCGTATGGAACAGCTTTTTTGTGAGGCATTTTTTTATTATAATTATTATTATATTTTTTTTATATTTAGAATATTATAAAAATGTCATTGGTAATATTGTCGAATACTTCACTCAATGAAAGTGAATTAGATCTTGGAGGAGGTATAGATAAAGCATATTCTTTTACGAACACACTACAGACTCCTATTGTAATTCCAGCAAATTCAGAAGTAGCACTACAGAGTCTAAAAATAAATAAGGATGGAACTTTTCAAGTAGCAAGAACAAATAATTTATTTTATCAGTACATCGGCAAAAAATTAACAGATTCTTTTACGTATGATTTATCTACAAGAAATGTAGCCTATACTAGGATCTATCCAGAAGGAGAAGTTAATTCTGAACAATTTGCTAAATATATTCAAAATGCTATGAATAAAGCTATTTACCATCCTGACTATCAAGGACTAGCAACTTGTGCCGTTCACAGAAATGCTTCAACAAGCTTTGATGGATATAATTTAACTTATGGGAATGCTTCATCAGCATCAGGAGTAAATTATCGTCCTCCAGGTGACAGCAGTCCAACAAATCAAGCATACCTAGTAAACGCAACAGTAGAGTCCACTGGATGGGAGTATAATGCTTCTGAGCATAAATTTAATAAAACTACTGCTGATGGTGGAGCAAGATGCTTTGCTCAGCTTAGTCATGCTCCTTTAAGTCTACATCAATCCCATTTTAAAGTAGCATTCAATGGTGCTACAATATGGAATATAGGTCTAAGTAGATATTGTAATCCTCAGGCAAAATATTTTGATAGTGCAGGAAACCTTCAAGAAAAAGATTGGACTAAACCAGGTTATTACGGAGACGAATCAAGAGGTTTTTATGATTTTCTTGCTTGTAAAGAATTTAATCGGACTACTTTTATTTATGAACTAAAACTTTATCATTCTGTATGGGATGATCTGGAGGAAACCTTTGCTCTTGATGAAGTAAAATATTATGGATACCCTGGGGCTACTTATGCTACTCCCTATAATCTTACAACAAATGCTTCAGCATTTACAAACGTAGAATTTTTTATTGATGGGGAAATGGTAAAATTATTTTTAGCAAAAGATTCTGGAGTTGATAGAACTGTTGTATGTAGTCCAGAACAGGGAACACCTGGAAAGACAAATTATTTTAAACCTGTAAATCAGGCTTGTGCTTATTTGTATGGTAAAATGGAAATTGATGGAAATGAAAATGAACATCTTATACTTCATCAATATGATGGTAGAAATATAACAGGATTTAATTATGATGGTATTGATCCGTCAATATCATTTAAAGAAAAACTACAAGATAGACTAACTAATTTTGATTGGTGGAATACTCTTCTGTGGATAGCAACTCCTGGGTATGCTAAAGCTGTAGATACAAGAAAATTTAATATAATGACAGATCCTCATGAACATACATTCGTAACGACAAATGCTTCAGGATATTCAACTTATACTGTAGTCCCTGTATTATCAGAAAGTGAAAAATATTTTCAAACAAAATTTGCTAATACTGAAGAATCCCTTGGATTTCTTGGAGCATCTCCATTAGAAACACCTTCAAGCTTTACACAATCAAGTATAACATTTATATCTTCATCAGTTCCAAAATTACAAGCAAATCTTTCCCTTTTTGTAAGATTAAATGGACTCACACAAAGAAGTATTAATGGTGCAACAGGGAATCAGTCTAGTATTATATATCATTGCCCTCGTTTCGATAATAGTGGTAATCAGACTGGAGGTCTCTTTTTTGAACCTGGTGAAAAAACTTATTTAGATATTAACAATCCAAGTGATATCCATGTAAATAGTTTAGGTATTGATCTTGTAGACAGAAAAGAAAGATATGCTGAAAGTGTTTTAGGGACGAGTATTGTATGTCTACACATTAGGGCAAAAAAATAAGATGTAAAAAAAATATTTAGATTATAATTTTTTTTTAATATTTTTTATCTATTTACAATAAAATATAAAGTAAAATATAAAGAATGTCTCAATTTTTACCATCTATTGTAAATGATCCTGATTTAATTGTTGAAACTCCACCACAATCTGATACTGAGGACGAAGAAGAGCCTGTACCTGTCAGAGAAAATATTAATACAGATGAAATATTTGTAAAGCAGAAGAAGACGACCGAACCTGTAATAGCACCTGTAAAAAAAGAAAAAAAACCTCGTAAGCCTATGAGTGAAGAACATAAGGCAAAATTAAAAATAGCACGAGAAAAAGCAATTGAAGCACGTAAACAAAAAGCAATAGAAAGAAAAGAATTAAAAGAATTAGAATCAAAGGCTGAAGTAAAAAAGAAAGCATCCAAAAAAAAAGAATTAGAAGATATTGTAAATGATGTACCTCCACCAAGACCAAAGGCAGATATAGATCCTGAAATTATACAAAAGGCTATTGATGAAGCATTAATAAAAAATGAACAGATGAGACAAAGAAGAAAGGCAGAAAAAAAAGCAAAGATTGAAGAAGAGGTAGAAAGACGTAAAGCAGAAGAAGAAATAAGGCAAATGGTCTTCCCACCAAAATGTTATTATGGAGATCAAGGATTTTTTTCAAAGAACGTTTTTTATACACAATAAAAATATTTTATAGTATAAAAGATGGAAGGAGATTACCCAAGAAAAAGAATTTGGATTTGGGATTCTGAAAGTATAAATTCTCAATTAAGTTAAATTTAAAAAAATATTTTATAAGGTATAATAAAGAATGGATGGGCCGGAAATTATTCCTATAATAGATGAAAATACTGGAAAAGCAAAACATCATCATCCGAATTTGCCTGACGTAGGTGTAGGAGTTAAAGGTGCCGGAGAATGTTTACTTATGATAAGTCCAAGGCAGACTGGTAAATCAACGATAATTAGTTCACTTTTTCTAAATGATAATTTTTATGGTCAAGATTTTTTCCCAGGAGGTGTGATCGTAATTAGCCCAACTATCCACATGGATAGTACCTCGAGGTTTATGAAAAAAAGATTTGAATGTCATGATACGTATAGTGGTGAATTAATTCAAAATATTATAAAAAGACAAATTGCTAAAGGAGATGATGATCCTACAAAAGAAATTGCTTTGGTTCTAGATGATTGTGTGGGAATGCTAGATAGTAACATAGCAAATTTAGTTACACGTAGTAGACACTACGGAATAAAATTACTTGTAATTTCAGTACAGAAATTCAGAGGTGCTGTAGACCCTATTATTAGATCTAATGCTACATCTGTGATTGTAGGAAGTCCTTTCCCTAATCAACGTGAACTGACAGCTATAAGTGAAGAATTCGGAGACTTATTCAAGGGCAGTGATAACTGGATGAAATTATATAAACAATGTTGTAAGAAAAAATATGATTTCTGTTACATGAAATTATCAAAAAATCCTCCTGAGATGTATCATAACTTTAGGAAACTTGTAGCAATAGGAGGGACTGATCAAAGTGAAGAAGAAAAACAGAATGAATTAAATAAATTAGAAAATATCTCTGAAAATTAATTTATTTAATATAGTATAAAAAATGGACAGTTACAATATGAGTGATGCTATTTCAATGGGGAACTCAAGAATTTCAAGTATCAGAAATTTAAATGATCAGATAACATTAGCAAATAAGAATGCTATTGAAGCTGCTAAGGGAGCAGTAGCAACAGATAAAGAGACTGGAATTATGTCAGGTATTAAGGATGCTCTTACAGAATCAGTTGCTATGGGTAATTTTAAAACAGCTTTGGATAATTACAATAATTTAAAAAAGGGAACTGGATTTGGTGGATGGTCAGAAGTAAAGCCAACTGCTGATGACTTAAAACCTAAGGCAGCCCAACCTGGAGAAGAAGTTGATGAATTAGCTGAAAAACCTTCTTCTGCTATTACAACTAGTGAAGGTACATTTGCTGAGGGTTCTGATGTTTTAAGTGATGCTGCAAAGGGTGGATTTTCTGAAGCATCAGAAGCATTATCTACAGGGGGAAAGGTAGCAGGGGCATTAGGTAAAGGTGTAGGGGTTCTAGGTGGTATTGCTAGTTCTGGACTAGATATAGCTGCTGATATAAAGGCAAAAGGTATTGCTGGAGATAATTGGGAAGAAAAACTTGGAAATTTAGCTACAATTGGTGGGACTGCACTAGATATGCTAGGATTTGTTCCTGGTTTACAATTAGCAGGAGTTGTTGGAACTGCTCTTCAGGCAGCAGGTGGAGTTGCTTCGGCAGCTGGTGAGGCTGTTGATACAGTAAAGAAAATTGCTGATGATTCAACTCCAGTACATCAGATACAACAGGTAGCACAGGCATCTCTTGCTGGATCATTTGGGGCTGCTAGAAGTTAATTTTTAATTTATTTTTTTTAATTAATTTTTTTATATTTATTACATTATAAAATATGTCATCAGGATTTTTCGTAGCAGATAACAAAGTTCCAATTCAAGAACAGTATGTTTCCATTCCTTCTCAGAATGGTCTATCGTATGATTCCCAAAAATTAATAGAATTTTACATTCCCCCTAATGTAGAATTTTTCAAACCTCAGAATTCTTATTTACAATTTGATCTAGAAATTGCCCAAGACCCCACGGCACACAATACTCGTCTTCAGCTTGATGAACTCATCGGAGCCCAAATTTTATTGGATACAGTTCGAATTCACTCTGGGGACAAAACCGAACTTTTGGAGGAACTGAGACACTATCCAGTTCATGTAGCTATGAAGTATGCTTATGATTCTAATGAAACTAAGAGAAATCTTAGAGCATTAAATGAAGGTGCTGGAATTTGGACTCCTGATTCTCGTGGAACGAGTGGAACTACTAAGTCTCAACTTGCTAATCATAAATATTCTCCATATTATAAGAATGTAAAGGATGACCCTGAAACAACTCCTTTTACAAATGCTAATATGTATGTTACTTGTAAGCTCAAGTTGCCCCTCCATACTGGGCTATTCCAGAATGACCGTGTTGTACCATGTGGACTTATGAATGGTCTTTTTGTTTCTATTCTTACATCTGAAGCAAAGAAATGTTTTAGACAACTTGATTCTGTAACTGAAAGTCGTAGACTTTTCCTAAATCCAAGTTTTCATTCTCTTAATGGAAGCACAACAGGACCTTCAACCTGGAACAATGGTTCATCTCAGAGTGAATTTTATGTTAAGCATAACAACAATAATTATTCTGTTGAAAATTTTCCTTTTGTTGTAGGGGAAAGCTTTAAATTTAAATCTACTACTACGGATGTTGATTGGAGTTCTGGAGGTCCTGCTGTTATTAAGCAAATTGAAACTGTTGGAGCTGGTGCTGATAAATATATTAAAGTTACTTTGAATTCTTCTGTAACTCCAAATGCTTCTGTTACAAATGCTGGAGCTTTCTATATGTATTCAACTTCTGTTCAAGAAGCAGCAACATACAATCCATCATATAAAATGACAAATGTTGAACTAGTTCTTAACCAAGTAGATCTAGGCCCACAGGCTACAAAGGAGGCTATGGATGATTTAAAATGTGGTAAAATGATGTGTTATGATTTCCTTTCAACTCAGGTTTACAATTATTCACAGCTTAAGGGAGACCGTGTAGCAAATATTGGAATTCCTGGAAATCATCAAAGGGCAAAGTCTGTATTATGTGTTCCTACGGATGCTTCTGTATATTCAGCAAAAGAAATTATTTCAGGTTTTGGAACTTATGAGATTAATGATAATACTTCTGATCATCTTTTACTTTCTTCTCAATCTGGAATTGCTGGAATTTCTAACAGACTCACAGAATACTTCTTTTTCTATGACGGCCGTAATCAGCCCAGCTTGAATGTAAAGACTGACAGAATATCAAATAAAAAGTCTGTAGATGCTATTGCTCTACTTGAACTAGATAAAGCTCTTGAAAGTGCTGGAATGCCTGCCCTACAGATGACAAGGTTCAATGAAAATTTTGCTGTAGGAAGAACATTTTCTCTCAATGACGGAATTTTTGATATGAGAAATAAGGACTGCCGTCTTAATGTATATTATCAGGATGTATCAAATGCTCCTGAGAAGGATATGCTATGGGTCAACCTGGTGTACCACCTTCGAAGGATTGTAATCCGTGGCGATGGAATTTCCGTCGAAGTATAGAAAGTATTTAAAAATAAATTAAGATTAATATATGTATTATAAATGTATAAAATTTATCAGATTATCAACATAGACGGGTTGAGATATGTTGGTTCTACAAAAAATAAACTTCAAAGAAGATATAAACAACACATTACAAGTAATGCTAATCCTAAACAACGGGTATGTAGTTCAGAAATTGTATTATCAAAACCTAATACAATTCTATTGATTGAAAATACAACAGAAGAAAGAGTATTGGAAAGAGAAAGATATTGGATTGAAAGATTAAATAATGTTGTAAATAAAGTAAAACCAGTAATAACTGAAGAAGAAAATAAAAAATATCGTAAAAATTGGAGACAAGATAGAATAGAATATCAAAAAACTTGGGGAGAACCAATAGATAAATTGTATCGTGATACTCCAAATAATCTTCTATTAATTGACACTAAAATCTTTTTTTAAATTTTTTTAAAATAATATCATCTAAAATAATATATATTAAGTATTATAAAAATGAGTATTATCTTTAACGAGGTTCAGCCTAGCAACATTAATTCTACCCAGAAAATCTCCCACAAGCAAGGAAATCCTATTGTATCTTTTCTAATTGGTACACAGCCTCATCTTCTAGATGCTGGAAGTGTAAGAATTAGTGGAGATATTACATTCTACAAGGATTCTGCTAAGACCAAGCCAACTACAGCAGATCAGCTTGCTATTGATGAAAAGATTGCCCTTTATTCAATTATTGATAAAGTAACTATTACATCTCAGAGGACTCGTCAGGTAATTGAATCTATTAATCATTATGGACGTTTCATGAGTAGTTATACCCCTTATGTAGATTCTCGTGAGGATAAAATGACCCATTCAAATTCTTTAAGTCTTTCTCTTCCTAATTTTGAAGCACAGAAAAGAGAATTGGTAGATTTTCCTCCTACTCAGCACGGATCTCACTTTTGTGTAAACTTGCCTACAGGGGTTCTAAGTTCAGGAAATCTACTTCCCCTTTCAGGAGATGCACTTGGGGGTGTAGAAATTTCTCTAACATTAGCACCAGATGCTCAGGCTTTGTATTCTGTTAGTGGAAATACTACTGGTTTAACTGATGCTTATTATGAACTTTCAAATCTCCGTCTACATTGTGAATTAATGGTTCCTCAGCAACAGATGCCTTCAACTGGCCAAATTACCTACAATGCTATTTCATCCTATTTCAATGTAATTAATTCTGCTAATGCTGTTGTTAATTTCAATCTAGGTACTACAAGAACTCTTGGAGTTTTTATGAATATGTGTCCTTCAAAATATCTAAATAATCTTGCTTACAATTCGTATGCTACTACAACTCCTCTCAATTCGGATGGATCTCAGGCACCAATTAAATCTATTATTGTAACCAAGGCAGGTCGTCGTATGCCTTTTAACTTTAATCTAGATACAAATGTTAAAGATAGTGCTTCATCAACTGTTGTAGATCCTCAGGTAGTTACTTTTGCTATTGATAGTATTAAGCCTGGAAGCAAGAGATGTCAAATATCTTCAATAAATACAAACAGACTTTACACTGGAGCTGTAACCCCACTTACAGCAAATGGAGGGGTGATGGAAGCCATCGGCGTGCCCTTCGACACTATTGGAACTGGTGTAGGTGAAGATTTTTCAACAACTCCTTTTGGTATACAGATGGAACTCGGTCTTGATTCAGATTCTCCTAATGCTCTTTTCTTGTTTGTTCATTCTCGGCAGACTCTACTATATTCACCTCAGGGCATCCAGATCATCGCGTAGGCTAATTCAACTTTTAAATTTTTTTTTTATTATTTTTTTTATGTAAATCATATTATAAAAAATATGACGGATATTCAAGAAACTCTTGCTATTGCACCCCCTCGTATGGATGAAGGAAATATTCCAGATCTTATTAAGGTTGGAGAAATTCAATCAAATATGGCTATGTCTGTGACGTCTGATGTACTAGATCCTATTATTTGTAATGACAATACCTGTAGATTTGTTTTAAGTAACAAGGGCTATCTTCATGATGGTTCAAGAATTACTCTTGCTGTAAAGACAAATGCTTCTGTTGCTTCTGGAGCATTCTTCCCAATCGGTATTGGAGTTCATTCTCTGATTCGTCGTTGTACTCTCCGTATTGGTGGTGTTACCGTAGATGAGGTAGATGACTACAATTTTAAAAAGAGTTATGAATCTATGTTTTTATCGAATGAGATGAACAAGGATCGTGAATCTGTTATGAGTGGACGGCAGATGTGTCATGAATTTATCTACACGAATTCAGCAGGGTCTCAGAGTTCTATTTCGGCAAATAATTATGGTTTGGATGCTGGTGTTGAACTTAATACTGCAACTGGAGATATTAAAAACAGAACTTTTACGGATATAAATAATTCTCCTGTATTCTCTGTAACCCTTGGAGAACTATTTAATTTTCTAAAGGGTAAAAATCTTCCACTTTTTGCAATGAAGCAAGAAGTTATGATTGATTTAGTATTTGAGCCTGTAAGCTCCACTGGACGTTGTTCTGTAGATGTTAATGCTTCATCTGGAACTCAGTTTTCTATTGATACTTCAGAAGTTAAACTTGTAGCAGATTACATTTTCTATGATGGTGCTGCTATGGCTCAAAGACTAGAACAATTTATGAAGACCCCCACCCAGTTTGTATACAATGATTACAGACTTACAAAGACTTCTCTATCTGTGGAAGCTGCTAAGAATTCTGTAAGAAATCTTGGAGGTGCTGGACGTATTGTAACAAAAATTATTACTGGTATTTTTGATGATAATAGAGATGATGGATATATTCTAAATAAATATTCTGCTGTTGCTCCTGCTAGGGATTATACAAATGCTTCTCTTGCTCTAAGAAAGAATGGTACATTGACTACAAATATTAGAATGAATGATTTTTTTGTATTTCCAATTGATTTAAGTAATCCTGCTGTATTATTTGATAAGACTACGAGAGCCCAAAAATCTTTTCCATTTGTTACTCGTGCAGAATATTCTGCTGAAGGGGACAGCATTACACCTGATACATTCCATGGTAGAGCTCAGAATGCTTCTACTGGTCTCCTAGGAAATTTCTTTTATCAGGCATATAAGCTCCCTGTGGGTCGTGTAAATTCCAGAGGTCTTGAACTTACAACAAAGGTAGATTCTCTTCCAGCTCTTGCTGGTGGGCAGACCTACACTCAGAGAACTTGGATTGAAGTAGAAAAGGTTGCCGAACTTCGTGATGGTTTCATTACTGTTGGATTTAGTTAAATAAAATAATTTACTTTTTTCTTTTATCTATATTATATAAATGTCTAATCAACCTCAAACAGAATCTTATGTTGATGTGAAATTATTAGAATGTAGTCGGAGATCATCCGTAGAATATTTATCTGGAAATAATGAAAATAATGCTGTATTTACAAATAAATTGGATAGTGGTATTCAATTAGATGTAGGGGATACAATTAATGTACATAGTGTTATTGTATCAGAGAGGGGTGCAGGTAATGATACAATAGAATTAAAAGGAAATTTTTTAGATACAGTAACTATAGAAAAAATAACAAAAGGAACTCCATATTCGATAGATAATTATTATAAAGAGAATGGATATCAGTATGTACTAAATAGATATGATTCTATAACTTATGAAACAGTTCCTGAATCTAGAGATTTAAAAGATAATAATGTTCATTTGACAATACAATATTATAAAGCAGCAAATGGAGAAAATTGTTTTTCTCTTCCTAGATGTTTTGATTGTTATCAAGATACATCAGCTTGGACTGATAATGATAATGCTTCATCTGGGTCTACAAAATTTCAGCCAAGAAATGGTAGAATAGTTGAATCAGATTATGGAAGAGACCGAAATGCTTCTGCTGTATGGACAGATACCTGGTATACAAATAGAGAAATATTAAAAATAAGACAAGATGGAACAAAGTTTACAGTTTTTACAAGGCAAGGAAAAACTATTTTTAATAATACATTAGCAAAAAAAGAAGATGTACAATATTATACAAATGCTAATGGTTTAATAGATCCTGCTGTAAGTATTTATAACCCATACAGAGAACTAAAAACAATAGAGATTCCAGAGGGCAGACGGTCGGCAGATTTTATAGCTGAGACCTTTACGAATTCTTTACAGAATGCTTCTAGTTTAGATAAATATTATTATTGGGACGATAATCCATCAGAATTACATTCTTATGATAATCAAGGAATAATAGCAGGGGTATATCAGACGGATACATATAAACCTTTTAATTGTGCTAATTCAAATTTTAGCAATGATAATTTTACTATATATGTAAGAGATTTTAATTATGATGTAGCAGGAAAAGATATAGTTACACAAGAACTTTTAGATTGGTTGAATTGTTTATTAAATGTATCATTTAAGAGACCTGAATTTGTAGAATCTGGAAGAAATGATTGGGGGAATGGAAGTTTTTATAGAGGACAATTTTATAATCATATAACAAAAATAAACAATGATTCAATTACTGGAGCAGATAATGTAAGATTAAGTATTAATGCCTCATATACACAAGAAAATTGTGAAAAATTATCTAGATGGATTAAAACACAGGAATTGTATCCTGAATTTTGGGATTTTCGTAATGCTAGTGGATTGTATCATACTAGAACTATTACAACAACATTAACAGTTCCAGTTGCTATAAATATAATGCCGAATTCGAATAGTTTAGTTTTTGGATATACAACACCATCTGAAATATTAGAATTCAATCCAGCATTTTTAGAAAGAACTATAACATTTACAAGTGCTTCAATAAATCCAAGTGGAACAGTAACTGTAACAGATATTACAGTTGATGAACTTTTTTCAGTCTATGAAGTATTTTGGGGAGGAACTGTTACTCATACTATTCCTGTAGGAACAAATATTACTTTTACAATAGTAGATGTACTACCTGCTTTGACAAGTGATAATTCAAGATTTTTACATATAGATATGCTTCAATCTTACGAATCAGCATCAAAAACATTATGTTCAAATAGAAAAGAATTTGGGAGTGATCAATATCATCAAACACCAGCAAATCTAGCAATAGCAATAGCATCTAATACACCATCCGAGCCTATTTTTGTAACATACATAAAAGAACAAGAAAATGAATTTTTTACAAATCCTTTTTTTGATGAAGTATCACAAAGATTAAGTTATGGAATATTTTTAAAAGATGAAGATGGAAATATAATGGTAACGTGTCAGGGATTGGGAGAAGTTCCAAGTGGATTTTATAATGCTTCAGGATTTTTTATAGGAGGGCAAGAGGCAGTAGGAAATGCCTCTTATAATTTGGATAAATATCGAAGACATATAGGATATGATCCACATTTTACGGCATACGGTAATGCTGCTTTAGGATTGTATACACCATCTGACAATATTGATATAGCAGATAATATTTCTACAAATATAAAACAAATGACAGCTACTGGAGGCACAACTAGTATTAATGAAGTTATTGGAATTAATGAAGTAATCAATCAAGTTTATTTGGGTTCTTCAAATCCTAAATTAAATTATGATTCTGTAAAGGATAGATTTGCTTTTTCAGATTTTTATACTCCAGAGTATTTGGGTAATAATGGAGGTGCTGGAGACGATACTACAAATAATCCTGTAGTTCCTGGAACTAGTTTAGTTTATAAAATAAATAAAAGATTAAGAAGACAAAATTTTGCTCCTGGTATGGGACCATATCCACAACGAACAACAGTTAAAGTAGATGCTACAAATAAATCGGCTTCAGACCAGACAGACGTTATAGTAGATTTACCAAATAGAAATATTTATCCTTTTTCAATTATGGATTGTCATAGTGGTATAGCTATAGAGAAATTTGGTATTTCAGAAAAATTATGGGATAAATCATTAATGGGAATTTTAGGATTTGCCTATGAAAGTATTCAAGCACCAATCACATCTGATAATACTTTACAGCAGAGAGTGAATACTTTTAACATAAAAAAATTAAATAAAGTAACAACACAGGGAGACATAAAAGCCCAAGATACATTAATTTATAATCAGAATATTTTTGGAGCTATAATGTATCATCCTAATATTATAACATCTCTTACATTACATGATCATCAAGAGGGAGGACATTTATATTATCAATATACAACACCTATTTCTGTAGATACTGAAAGTTTATCAATAACAGGAACGAATGTACCAAAATCAATGTTAAATCCATTTTTTTCAATACGTAGTGATATTATAGATGATACATCAGCATATTTTGGATCTGCTGATAGTGGGCAGAGATTACCTACAATGGCAGTGATTCAAAAAAATTATAATTCAGGAGATTATTTTTACGGAGATGAAAGTTCTGTAATGTTTACAGTAACAAAGCCAAAAGTTATAACAAGTATAAGAACAAGTATTACAGATCCAGACGGAACATATAGTAGGCTGGATGATAGTTCAGCTGTAATATACAAGATTCAGAAAAACCGATCATATCCTGTAAATTTATTACAACAATTATTTTCAAAAAAATAAAATAAAAAATAATATAAATGAAGAATATTGTTTTGGAAATCGATATTGTTGAAGAAATAAAAAAAATTAGTTTTTGTGATTTACTAAAAATAAAAATATTTTCAACTATAAAAGAATGGAAGAACTTAAAGCAGTAGATGTGAATAAGATAATAAAAATATTATCTGAATTAGATGAAAGAGACTTAATTACAAAATTAAGAATCCATTTTGAAGAGATGCTTGATGAGAATTATAAACCACCAAGACGAGTATTTAGAAAAGAATATTATTCTGATTCTGAAGGTAGTGCAGAATCAGAGGAAGAATATTATATTGAGACCGATGAAAATGGTCTATTATCTTTAATGTAAAATACCATTACACTTCCTACAACATATATATCTAACATTTTCATCATCAATTATATCGTGATTATGATCTAAGCATTTTTGATTAATATCATTATTTTCGGATAATTTAACATTACATAAATTACAATTAGTTGTTTCTGTGTATAATTCATAAAGGAAATTATAATCGTGGAATATAATACCTCTACGTTTCCATTGTGAAATTCTTTGTGCTTTAAGTCTAATATCAGGACAACTTTCTTTTTTTGTTTCAGTTCTTACATCTATAAGACCTCTATGATATTTATACATATACTCTTTTCTTTTTTGTTTATTCTTTTCACGATACTCTTTTTGATGTTGTTTTTCTTTTTCTGGATCTTTATAAGGCATAATATATCTATATATAGATATAATTATTTCTTTATATATCTAACAAGGATTTTTATCATTAGCCTAGATGTCCTTCAGATGCTGCCTCACACCACCAGTTCATATCATTGTAAGCATCACCACATAGACATTCTGTAAGAGAAATTTTTTCTTGATTCATAAGATCCATAATAGCATCTATGCTTTTAGGAATATTTTTATATTTTTCAGTAATCTCAGCACCAAAGTAATGATTGACTGTATCTTCATCTTCAAATAATTCTTCAATGATATAGTATCTTGTACCTATATCAAAGTTTCTTACAAAGGCATTATATTTTTTTTTAGATTCTTCCAACTCCCTTTCAAGCTTCTTGATATTTTTTCTCTCCTGTAGGATTACAGAGATTAGCTCGAATGGAAGACGTGGAGTGTTCTGAGTTGTCTTCATGTTGATTGTATTATATACTATATATACGTGCCTTATCCTTATATAGTTTTAAACCGAATAAATGACCCTATACCCTATATATAGTCATAATATACGATTATAATACCAATTTAAACCAAAAATATGCCTCCAAGCGCCGGTATTTACATACTTTTTGACATAAAATTTAAATTTTATGTATCCAAGCGCCGGAATTCACATACTTTTAGGCATAATATCGGTTTTTTATTACATATTATGACTATTTAAAGGTAAAATAAGTCATTTTATTAGATTATTAATAAAAAAAATGTTATTCTATGGATCGAAAGGTACAATTTGTTTTTATTTTAAAGGATTGCTCATCAGTTCATTCCCATTAACAGAAAAAAAAACAGTTCAAGCTTATTTGAATCAAGGTGAAGAATTAATTTATAAATCAAAAGGTATAAATATAAAATCTCAAATAAAAATGTATTTACAATTCTGTAACATGATGTACAATAGAAAAAAAAATAATCAACCTATATTCAGAAGTGATCATATAAATTTTTTATGTTGTCTTACAGCACTTATGAGATTAAAAATAATTGATAATAATATTGAAGATGGAGATCTAAATGGATATCTAAATGGATACATGGTATTTCAAAAAAAGAAATAATTATTTGTTAAATATTGTTTCAAGTTTTTCTAGCAATGGTTTAAAATACATATTTGTTAATTTTTCTTCATCATCTTCATCAAACTCAAAATCTTCATCATCCAATCTTTCTCCTTCTTTTTCTTCCCAATCACTCATAGCATCTTTGAATATTTTTCTGAATGCTTTACTTGCTTTAATAAATGTATCAAATTCTTTTTTTATTATTTTATCTCTTACTGTAACAAATCCTTTATTCAATGCATTAATGATTGAAGTATATTTTTTATCAAATGCTCTTTCAGCTTTTGCTTTTTCAGATTTTTCTTTTTTCTCTTGTGCTTTTTGTTCTTCTGTTTTCTTTTCTACCTTTGGAGGAATTTTAATATCTACATCTTTGTACATTTCATAAGACATAATTTTTTCTTTGAGTTTCATTATACCTTCATCAGAACTTATAGGTTTTCGTCTCCCTGGCTTTATTCGTGCTTTACCTCTTTCAGTATTATTCCATTCTTCAATTATTTCTCGTAAATATTTTACATCTCTTATTCTATTAATACCTTGACGTATCTCTCCTATTTTTTTTCTTTCTACACTTGCTGCTTTTTTTTCTTCAAGAGTTTTGCCTTTGGGTTTCTTTGGGGCTTCATCCGTTCCCTTTAGTTTTTTCCTTTTTTTTCTTTGTATCCAATCATCATTGATTGATCTTTTTTTCCAGTACTAAATTTTGGAAATTTAAATGTAGCACTACTCTCTGACTTACCATCTACAGAGAAAAATAATTTAAATCCATCTTCTACATTCTCGGCACCAGTTGACTTAATACCATTCTTATTAAAAAGAATTTCTTCTATTCTTTTTATTTGTTCTTCTGTCCACTGATACTGATTTTTAAAATTTTTTTCCCATCTGTTTTTGTACTGATTCAATAATTCTGCCTTTTGTTTTTGTTCTGCTTCTGCTCTTTCTTTTTCTAATTCTATTAGCCATTCTGGTTTTTTTGGTTCTTCTGCCTTTGGCTCAGGTTTAGGTTTTTTTTTTATTATCTTTTTTTGTATTT